TGGCGTCTTTTTCTTTTTCCGTGATGTCTCTAATCGCCTCACGCTGTTGTGTATCTGTGCCACCATGGACAAAGAAAACTTCGCGAGTATCTCCAACTTTGTTATTGATTAGGTCATACAAAACTTGGCCGTGCTTTTCGACAAACTGAAACAGAACAAGCGTATTGCCCTTCTGCGTGGTAGCCAGATTCTTAATAACGTTGTTGCGCTTTTGGTGTGTGACCAGCCAGTCCATTTCTTCTTGATACGTATAGGTCTTTAGAGCCTTCTTTTCCTCATCTGTGTAGTCCAGAAGAATACAATGAATATCAAGGTCGGCCACTGAGCCTTGTTCCATCAGTTCCTTAGTCGAGATAACTTTTTTGACTTTACCGAATAGACCTTCAAGAATGAGTTTGTGTGTCTTCATTCCATCTAATGTTCCGGTGGTACCGATGCGATACTTTGTGTTGACGCATTTATCAAAGATAGATGTCAGCGACTTTGCTTTGAACAAGTGCGCTTCGTCACCATAGATTACATCAAATTCATCAAAGAATTTTTTAGGTAACTTGTAGATAGACTGCCATGTGGAAATAACAATCGAGGCTTCATTTGACTTTTCATGGCCAGCATAAATCTTGGCACAGTTCTGAGATACGTACCAGTCAGTGTGTGATGCGTAGTCTTGGAAGTCCTTATACATCTGTTCTACGAGTGAAGTTGTAGGAACAATAATCAATTGCTTACGACCAAATTGCTGGTGATAACGCATTAGCAGATAGATGATTAGGGATTTACCAGATGCGGTAGGCGAGAGTAACAGTGTGCGACCGATACGAATAGCGTATTTGACCGCTTCTAACTGGTAGTCTCTAGTCTCAATAGGTTTATCTTGGCTATGTAAGTTCAAAGATTCCGCGAACTTCTGCACATCCTCCATAGTAACCGGGTCGCCAATCCGTTCCATGTCAACGTCTACAGTGTAGTCTAGTCTCTCCGCAAACTCTCTGAGGTATGGTAGCAGGCCAACGTAGAGTTCTTTTGTCCAGATGTTGAACAGTCTGGCTTTACCGTCCCATAGTTTGGCACGATACGTTGGCATAAAACGTGCGCCTGGAACGTCGAACGTAAAAAATTCCGAAACCTCTTGTGCAATACTGGGGTCACAATCGACCTTTAAATGCACCTCATTTTTCTTGGAAACTTTTAAATCGCTCACATCAATCCGTTTGTAAATTTAGTCCACTCAATGGCATTCTTGATATCCCATGTTCTACTATTTAGTGAGCGTATAATTTGCTCCAGTTGATAGAGTAGGGCTTTGACATATTCGACTTTGTCCATAGACCTAATGATATCTTCATCGCAGTTGATGCGGTCTTCCATATCATGCTTTAATGGCTTTAGGCCCTGATACTGGTCCCAGCCACGGTCTTGTAGTTCGTCATGTGTCATTTCACCACGGAAGTATTTGGCTTTATCTCTACGCATACGATAGTAATCTGCCTCTGCCTTTCGCAGTTGCAGTTTAGTATTCGAAAGAATGTTCAAATACTTTGCGTGTAATTCCGGCGTTTTAGTGGATTCTCTACCTAGATTTAACTCATCTATTTTAGAATCGCCTGTCCACATTTCCTGGACTTCTGATAGTTTCATAATATAACCTCAAATGTTATTGAATAAACTTATATAGCGTGTATTTAAAAGTAGCTTGAGCCGTTAGATATTGGGCACTACCATCACTAATATCAAATTCAAGCCCTTGTAGCGATGTAGGATAACAATCAATGAATTTAATTTCCATTGTTTTATTTAGATCGGAATCTAGAACAACTAATGTTCCATCCGAATAGTCACCAGAGCTACTAAATCCTTTTTCTGAACCACCTCTAGACTGTTTGAATTGCTTGTATTGTTCTCGTTCTTCTGGAAAGCCAAGCCCAGCTAACCAGTCATGAAGTTCGATATAATTTTGAAAGTTTTCTTGGACAATAAACTTAATAGTCAATTCATCATACGTAAGATTGGTACCCGGCATCGTGAAGTCTACCAATGGGTTAGCAACATATGCATTACCAATTGACAGGGCAGGAATCATAGCAGATTGGCAAAAGAATGATACATTAGGAAGCGTGTCGATATTAAACTGAAAACCATTCGGTTTCAGATAATTCAAAGTATCTGGTTTATCTAGAGTTCGTCTTGACATATTTTTCTCCGTCTACTATTTATAACGAAAAAAGGGGAGAGCATTTCTGCTCCCCCCAGTTTCTTAGCAACCCTCCCTCTAAAGGAGAGGTATCGATTACATAAGGTTCGAAACCTTGACGCGACGATAGTATTGGTTGCGGTTGGCAGTGAATGTATCACCGTCAGTTGTGCCGTTCGACTGTGTTACGAATGGGTTAGCAATCATGCCGTAACGTGTCTTGAAGCCAATCTTTGGCTGGAAGCTGTTAGGATCAATTGCACGAACCATTTGTAGTGGAACGTATGGGCAATAGAAGAGACCAGCGTCATAAGCGTTTGCACCCTTATAACCAACAACGTAGAACTGCGATGCAGCGCCAGTGTTTGCTGAGTAAGGATCAACATAAACCTTATAACGACCGTTTAGAGTACCAGCAAAAGTGTTGCCAGTGTCATCAACGTTCAGGTCTGGCGAACCCTGTAGGGCGCGGCCAGTGTCTAGAACACCTGCCATTGCAAGAGCAGCGGCAACGTCTGACGAACAGATGATGAAGTTACCCTTACCACGACGGGTATCTTGAGCGATTACGTTAGCGTCACGTTCGATGTTGAACAGAAGACCCTTGAAGCGTTCTACGCTCCAACGACCGTTTGAGTCAACGTCAAGGTCGAAAGTACCAGCAGTTGCGGTCGATGCCGAACCTGTCTTAGCTACCTTGTAGATTGTGCGGATAACTTCGCGGTTGATTTCAGCAAGAATTTCTTGCGAAAGGATGTTGCTGAGTTCTGATTCAGCATCAAGACCGTGAATAGCCTTGAGATCCTGTGCAAGTTCAACTGTGTATTCTGCTTTTAGAGCGCGTGTCTTAGCAGTTACAGTTGTCTTCTCGATTGAGAATGCCATTTCACCGAAGTCTTCGCCACCAGTGGTGCCAAGAGCTTCTGCGGTTGATGTTGGCATAGCAACACCAGTTGTGTAAGTACCATCAACTGGGTTTGAACCGGCGTGTGTTGCGCCGTTTGCGTCACCTGAGAAGTCTGTATCAGCTTCGTTGAAGAGAGCTTCTGTACCGTCTTGTGTGCTGTAGTTTGACTTCATGGCGAAGATCAAGCCAGTTGGACCTGTCATTGGCTGAACGCCAGCAACGTCATATGCCATTAGGTTAGGAAGGGCGCGACGAACGAGCGAGATAAGAATTGGGTCATACTTATCGATGTTGCCGCCAGAAATGTTATTTACTGGTGCGTCTTCGAAAAGTGCTGCCTTTTCTTCGCGAAGGGCTTTTTCTTGGTTTTCAAGAACAACGGCAGTAACCGAACGCTTGTATGCGTCCTTAATTGTGCCAAGACCCTCATGATTTAGAACTGGTTCCCACTTCTTTTGTAGTGATTCTGAAAGAAACATTTAGTTTTCTCCTTGCGTTTCAATATGTTTTATTTATAAAAAATTACTTTTGAGCCATTTTGTTGAGTGCTTCAACATATTTATTGACTGTCGATCCGTCTACAAGTTCAACGCCGTCATCTTCTAGCTTATCTTCTGTAAGAGTTGACTTAGAAGTAGGGAAATAATTTTCCTTAATGACGTTTAACTTTTCTTCAAAAATATCTGCATTCTCGAATTCTACATCAGCCACCAATGACTTGAACTTTTCTGCGTCGGTTCTTGCAAGATCCTCGGCGACAACGGCGAAAACGCCTTCTTTCATTAGTTCTACATTGTTATTGTGCAGTTCTACATTTGCAGCAATTGCCTCGTCCAACTTAGCCGAAACTTCTTCTAGTTGAGCTTGCATCTCACCAAGCACATCATATTTCTCTTCGGGAACATCAATGTAATGTTCTGCGAACAGGTTCTTCATGCCATTGATGAATGATTCCGCGATATCTGTGCGCAGACCATTTTCAACAGCAAGTGCGTTATCTTCAGCCCACTTTTCAATTACATAGCTAAGATAAGAATCGACCTTCTCGGTCAAGTCAGCCTTGAACTCTTCCATCAATTCTGCGGCTTCTGAGATGAGGCCTTCCTCGATGTTTTGAACTTGATTGGCTACACGGGCAGTTACCATCGCTTCAAATAGCGATGATGCTTTACCACGGAATTCTTCTGATAGGTCTTCGTTGCCATCAAAGAGAGTAGCAAGATCAGCCGTGAAATCTTCGTCAATCATTTCGCCCTCTTCTTCTGTTTCTTCTTGGTGAACATTCCCCTTAGAGGTAGGCTGATTAACCACAGAAGTTGGATCGCTATGCGTTACGAAATTTGGTGCATCACCAGGCCCGCCCTGAGTGATTGTGCCTTTCTGATTGCTTTCGCCGCCAGATACCTTAGCACCTTGATTTTCGTCTGCATCGCCATCACGGTCTTCGTGTGGTGCATCTGCCGATGAACCCTGACGGGGCTGGGTCTGGTCGCCGGCTGTCTTCGAAGGGATAGAAGTATCTTTACCCTTGTCTGCACCCATTGCACCAGCAGCAGGACTTGCTTCCGAAGAACCCTGCTTAGGATTGGTAGCATCACCTGCTTCGGCAATAACTTCCTCGGATAGTTGCTTCTTGTTGAGCAACTCTCTGATTTTGCTTTCTACACTCATTTGCGTCTCCTAAATGGATTTTATATTGTATTTATAAAAATATTACTTTGAAGAAAGATGACGCAAGAAACGTTCAAACACTTGGATCTTTGCTTCCTCAAGTTGTTTCTTACTTGCTTTCTTGATATATTTCTTGGACATATCGCAATGCTGTTCGGTCCAAACACCATTCACAACTACCCATTCTTTATTTTCCATGATGCCACGAACAAAGGCATCTGGTGCTGAAGGGTCAGCTACGATGTCGGCCGCTGTTGCTAGATGAAAATCATCTTGCACAACTTGGACGCCGTCTCTGTTTTCCTTCAAAGTACCGAGGCCTCTTGACGACACGCCAAGTTGACCACCAGATTCAATTAGACCACGAGCGATATTGCCCATTGGTGTTTCAGTTAGTTTCGCTTTACCAATCCAGTTATCGCCATCGCGGCGAAGTTCTGTTACGATATGCGATACACGATCCAGATTGATAGAAGGTCCATCTGGGTGTCCTAGTTCACCGAATGCTCTGTTGTTCTCAACCGCCTCTTTCATGTAACGAGAAATTTCTTTCTCCATGATTTCAGCAGGATACATACGTCCATTTCGGTTCTTTAGATTTGATTGTAGAAAGACACCCTCAATGTATAAAGATTTCTTTCCAGCTTTCTCTTCTGTAATATAACGAACTTGGTCGTTAACTTCTGTGATAAGTTTCATTAGCCTAGGTCTCCCTGATCTTGATGTTGTTGTGGACCATAGCCAGAAACCTTAGCAAGTTCTAGAACTACCGCGCCAGTGCCAGAAGAAAAATCGACTACAATATCTGAGCCGTGTTCTTCGTTGTCAGACCAACCTAAAAATTCCATCTTGCCTGTTCCAGAAAGATAATATAGAATTTGACTATTTCGAGTAACAGTTGCTGTAGACCCCGCCGATA